TTAAATAAACGGCGTATATTAAGATAGGCGTGAAAGTTGTGATTCGTCAAAATTAAATGCTAATTTTTCAGTGATATCAAGTGGTCTATACGTGATACTGGCTTGTACTCTTATGCCTCTGTCTGCCTCTGTAACCTGAATGTCAGATGCTGTCAGTCGTTCGTCAGCATTAAAATTTTTTGTTAAATCTTCCAATATGGCATTTTTTAAGGTTTCTGTTAGTGGTTCAAATATTGCATCGTATATGATCGTACCAAATTCTGGATTTTCAACTCTTTCACCTTTTCTAATAGATAGTCTATTGATTAGATCCTGTTTTGCCACTTCAAAGTCGTATATTTTATAATTGGATTGTTCAGAACGAGAACTAAAACCTTTGTGTGTTACTGATTTCTTTTTTGATGTTGATGATGTTGATCCGTATGCCATTTGTGTTATTTACTAGAAATATTTCTTGATATTGTTTAGTCCCTCTTGCACAGCGCCTGCAATTTTAGATTTAATAATATTTGTTAATGTATTTTTGATCGCTGACTCAATTGCATCTTTCTGAACTCTTAAATTTTTTAAACTCGCTACATTTAATTTTAAATTTGATTCCACGCCAGTTAAATTTTCAATAGTTTTGAGAACATTTGCTGCATCATTTGGCACACGTAATTGTGATAACACTTTTCTCAAATCTGTATTAACAAGATTTGAATTATTAGCAATAATATTTGCCAACTCTGCACCACTTATATCTGATCTATTTTTTAACAGTGCCTTCATGGAATTTGATTGCAAATCAGTATTTCCTTTTATTAATTCAGCGATTGCATCGTTTTTGAAATCTCTGATTAATGACCTCCTGCTTACACGTGTGAAAGGTTCATGTGTCACTAATTCAGACACTGTGGTTTTTGTTTGTTTTGTACGTATCGTGGTTCCGCTTGTTGGTGCTATGGTGTTACCTTGTGGATCTTTTGTGATAATATCAACTTGGCCTGTCGCTGTAATCCCTACTTGAACATGATCAGGAGTAAGCCATGTAGGTCCCCAAGTGCTTTGTGGTCTCACACTGTTAAAATGCACTTGGCCTGCTGATGCCAAATCAATTCTAGTGCCTGCACCGTGCAATTGTGTTTTTGGTGTGTATGATGATATTCCAAGACTCCCGTAGTGTCTTACTGCACCTTTCTGCGATGCACTAAGAATACCGGTGTTACCCATTACATAGACACGTCTTTCAGAATTCACCACAAAGTTATTTTCTGAAGTAAATTTGATATCTTTTTTGGCATGAAATTGAATGTTGTTGTCGGCGTGAATATTGAAATCACCTTCTGATCTGAAACTAATGCCTTGACTACTGTACACATTTATTTTGCCATCTCTGTCCATTTCAATCCATGCTTTACCTGAGCCGTTGGCTAGATAGACCACGCCTTCTGTGTCATGCATTAACAATTGATGGCCTGAAGATGTGCGTAATCTTGTTAGTTGATTGTTCCCTAATAAGTCACCATCATCCATTACAAAGGAGTGTCCTATGCCTCTGTCTAATAACTCTGGACTGTTATCAATACCAATATTAAGTGTCTTGGAATCTGCTAACACAGGGCCTGGAGTACTCCAATCAAACACATTACTTGGAGATTCTCTTCGAGCAGAACTGCTCGTGGTTCCACGTATTGGGTCTTGTACGAGTCCTGCCATCTGTAGTTGATCTGCTAACCTAACATTTAATGGCAGTTGCCATTTACTGAGAGCAGATAGTGTTTCTCCAGGTCCTAGAATTCCTCTGTTTTTTTCGCCAGCAGGTAAAAATTTTGCGCCATACTTGTTGACATCAGGATCATCTGAGTCTCCAGGGGCAGGAAATTCGCCAGCTGTATCTGATCCTTCACCAGTGTTGATGTTTGATCCCAGCCCTGGAACCATGTGATTGGTTACTGGATCTTGAATACACCCAATCCAAAATGCAAGATTTTTTTGATTTTCTGCCTTGGCAAATATTACTAAAACATTAGTGTCAATGTCAGGTGGAATAGCCCACATACCATATGAATGCTGAGAACTACTGTATGACAGAGGATCACTTTTATCAACTGAATTTATGCTTTTGGCACCATAGAAAGGTGATAGATATTGGCACCATATGATTTGTTCTGAAGATGGATTATTAGTGTTTGAGAGTGCAGGAATGTTCACACCCAATCTTCCCATTTTCAAAGGATCTATAGTATATTTTACTTGTGCTATGTACGGGCCAGCACTGTCATCCACATATTTTTCTGAAAAGTCTTTTTGATTGTCTTGTGTGTCAACATATCCTCTTCCATCTTTGTACATACAGTTAAATATCCTTTTTTAATCCTTACATAATTTTTATGCCACTGATGGTGGATTTGTTCTTCCGGTTGGATCATATGGCGTATCAGTTCCATAAAATTTTACCACAAATGGTTTATGATCTTCTTCTTGGTTCAGTAATCTATTACAATGTAAAACCTGAACAAATGAATTTTGATTAATAGATGATTCAATTCTCGCAACATGATACATGCCACTGAAAAACAAATCTTGTTCTCTTTCATTTTCATCAAAAAACATCGTGCCTTTGTTTTCGTTCAAATCTGTGGGTAATCGATATTTTAGGTGAATCAATGGTAAAAAACTATCAGCATTGAAACACTCAAATGTTTCACTGAATGACTCATTGGGGTCTATACCTTGTGGTCGATCAAAAGTGTTATCACCACCTGGCGTATACATGTCTTGACAAATATATGCAGGATCTCCTAGTATTTCCAATTCAATTTTCAACATGTCAGCTTCTGGATTGGTGAGGTAATCGTAAAACTCCTGACTTCTTGGTGTCAAAGATGATATCTTGTCAGCCGTGGATCTGCCTTTCAACCGCGACGGGTACGCTCTCACTCCTAAAATGTGCTTTTCAGTTTCAGCAGTGCTTTGTATATTAAATTTAGTGGTTTTGCTATCTTTTTCAACTTGGCCATCTGTTTGAGGTGTTTTTGGATCTCCTGTTACATTTCTCTGATAAAAAGCTGTCTTGTAGAATATTTTTAGATTCTGCACATCAACGTTGTCGCCGGTGTATAGGTAGTTGTATTTTTTCACTGCCTGTTGTTCTAGATTCAACTTCCCAACTGTTTGTCCAGCTTTTAAAAATTTGTGTACAGGAATTTGACAAGGCACAGCACTGTATTTGACTTCTTTTGGATGCATTTTTGTTAGTGGGTCAATTTTTTTTTCTGTGGCTATCCTTACATTTACTTTGATTTTGAACCAAGGCACAAAAGGACGTTTTTCAATTAATTTTTGTAATCTTTTTTCTTGGCCGTCCCTATTGATTAGCATTCTCACTTGGCTTTCGTCCATTTGGCTACCACTTGCATAAGGCACAAAAGTTGTCCAAAAATTGTTTGTGAGTCCTTGGAAAAATTTTGATGAACGTATCACATCCTCAAAGTTTTTGACAAGACTGGTCTGAGGATTTATTGATATTCCTACACTTGTGTTTATTGGATCTTTATCCACTCCGGCGCCACTGTTGTCTTGGAAAACTTGTTGTACACTTTCCGACACAGTGTAGTTTTCAACTGGATCTACTCTATCGTCAAGCACTAGGTCTGATATACTATTTGCAATTTGGCTTGTCTCCAAATTAATGAATAGTCCATTGGGTAGCTCTTGTATTTTTCCCTCATTTTGTAGCTGAATAATTTTTTCTTGTTTGGTTAGTCTTTTCTTTTTATTTAAATTGTTTAAATTGTTTTTCTTGGTTTTCTTACGTGACAACTTATCAACGCTTTCAGTTCTGTGTATGGATTTGTCAAGAACAACAATTTCATCGCCTATAAGTTGTAACAAATCTGGATCTATTTCAAACTTGTATTTGTCATAATATTGTGGCCCAGACCTACTACCACTTGCTTCTTCATCTTTCATCTGAATGAAATTGAGTAAATTTTCAATCTGTTCGATATAATCGGTGATGCTGTTTACTTCAAGTTGTTTAATAGTTCTTGGAAATTTAAAACTATCATCATGGGCTCTGTCAGGAAATGGGACAGCAGTAACAAAATATTTTGCACCACCTTGATCCACTTCAAATTCTACATTGGTAAGAAACACAGGAATTTTTCTCTGTAATTTTTTATTGTCTTTTCCTATACTTTGAATTACTTTTCCTGTGTTGTCATAACCAGCGAATTCTATAGTCAACAAAAACGGAGCATCCATATAATCTTTGAAGCCCATTCTAAATGCCACTGCACGCACTTTTTCAATAAAGGTTATGCCATATGGCTCCACAAGTTCAAATTCCATTTTGCTGAAGTCGGCTAGATTGCGTTCATTGTTAGGACTTGGCACAGAAAGAATATTTACATTTTCAAAAAATATATCATGTGCTCTGTCAACAATACGTATGCCTTCGGCATAGTCAGGATCTTTTCTTTGTTCAGCCAAAGCTAGTGCTACTTTCAAGTCCTGTAAAGTTTTTTTATCTTTTGGATCTCTTGTGGCAACTCCACCTGCAAGGACACCGCCTTTACCTATTCCAGAACTTCTAGCAATTACATTCATTAGAGGGTTTGTTAAGAAACTTTTGTCGTCAATGTCAGGTTGACCAATTCCCGATAAAGTGAACAATGTGTTGTACGTAGCAAAATCGTGTAATCTGTTTGGACGTGCCATGCTACACCCCTAGATCAGAACGTATATTAGCAGGCTTTGGCACCTGAATTGATACTCCGGCTTCAAAGTCGTAGATAGGATCTTCAATGACATCAGGATTTCTTTGAGCAAACACCCACCATAGCCTTGGAGTGCCGTATAAATCAAATGCCAATAGATCAGGTCTGTAAGCGTATGTCGCATTCAAAGTAATTTCTTGATCATCAGCTTCAGCTGTGATTGTTCTTGGCACGAACAATTCAAGATTAATTTTGTTCTGCGGAGTGTTTAAATATGGAGAAGTTACAGAATATTTTGCCATTAGATAAATCCTATTTGTTCTCCCCTCACAGTAAACTGCCCATTAACGGCAAAATCATTAAGACTAAAATTAGACACAGATTCTCTTGAGTACACAGGAGTAATTAACACAGATATGTTACTCAATGAAGGCGCCCATGTTGTATCAATTTCTCCTTTTCTAATACGATCCTCGGTAAAATCATCTTCCTTTATTGCGTCATAGGTACTTCCGGATCGATTAGCAACGTTAGGTTGCGATGTTGAAATATAATCAATGCCTGATTGCAATTCTACGTTGAAAGTGTTTACAATCACTGGAACATTTTTAAAAACATGATCACCATATCCGTTCAAAAACAATATTGGAGGCGGATTGCCTTTCAGGTCTTGGTTCTGTTCTCTTCCAAAAAACATTTTTGTAACTGTTCGTAAAAAATGTACAGTAGCGACCCAATGTTTTGCGTCACTTGCATTTTGCACAGGAAATTCACCAATAATATTGATTTGATCAACTTGTGAATTCTGATAAGCTTGAAACGGAAAATTACTATGTGTTTGGGCCAAAGCGTTGTAATTGGCTGAATGCTGTATAATAACTGAAGGAGTCAACGGCCAAAACATACCGTTACTTTCGTTTAACGTGTCTAAAAGTCCTCCGATCGGCACACCAAAAATTGCACTTCTTAGTTCTTTGGCACTTGGTGGTATTGTTAATCTCACACGCCAATCTATTTGTGATGGATCACCGTTCCATCTTGCTTTTGTTTCCGCTAGATTACTAGAGCCACGGTAATTGACTCCTTGTAGCCTAGCCACAGTTTGGTCCAATATGCTCACTGTCTTATCTATTTTGTCTAATATTCCAGCCATCTTTTTGGTTGCTATCCTTTGTAAAATTTTGTATACTTTACTATATTTATAGGCACAATAATAGGCGCACTTTATATTCCATACGACACGATTCAACAGACCTGTTTGTGGTCACTTACTTACTAAAAGAGATAATTATGAAGCGAGTGAAATACTTAAACAATCGAGATCTGTTGGCACAAATACACGCCAGTAAAAACACTTACTGCTCGTACGTAACACAAGATGATGCACAATACGATATCATTGTTCCAAACTTGAAAAAGATAAATGCTGCCGCAGTGGCCAGAGCAAGAAAAGCAAGGTCAAAACGTCTTACTCAAGAAGCATGGCAACAGGCCAAAGATGCAGGACTTAAAAAAATAAAATTAAGTGATTACACTGTCAGCACAAGAAAAATTGACAAAACAGATCTTGTGTTTAGAGTGATGACTTTTGATCACATACCAATGGACGGCAACAGAAAAAAGAATCCAAAAAGTGTGGCGGATCATCACAGCCGAGTGAACTTTCCACCTTTTCAACACTATAGATACGACAAAAAGGGCAAACTGAGATGTGTTGGCAAA